TGAGAAACATTTTTTGGAATCTTACTGGTATATCGCCCATCCGGCTAAGGGGCGTATCCTGTTCAAGTTGCGGAAAGCCCAATCTGAGGCTTTGGATCATTGGGATAATAACCGTTATTCTCTGACTCTGAAGGCCCGTCAGATCGGTTGGACTACGTTGGTGGCCGCGCACCAGTTTTGGTTGGCGTTCTTTCACGCGGATCAGAACATTATTGACTTGAGCCGTACCGAGCGGGAATCGGTCTTGTTGCTGCGTCGGTCAAAGTACGGTTTTCAGCACATGCCGGATTGGTTGTTGGAGCGTGGCCCGGTGTCGCTGGTGGAGCATCAGCAGAAGATGGCTTTCGATAATGGCAGTATGATCACGTCGATGCCGTCCGCTAGCGACCCGGCGCGTGGCGAGTCGGCCACATTGGTGGTCGTTGACGAGTGGGCGTTCTTGCCGAACCCTGAGGAGGCGTGGGCTTCCATTGAGCCGGTCGCCGATGTGGGGGGCCGTATTGTCGGTTTGAGTACGGCTAACGGGTCGGGTAACTTTTTTCACGAACTGTGGGTTGGGGCGCAGACTGGGAACAACCAGTTCGCTCCCATGTTTTTTCCGTGGTCGGCGTCGGAGGACCGGGACGGTTCGTGGTATGAGTCGAAGCAGGAGTCGATGCTGTCGTGGCAGTTGGCTCAGGAGTACCCGTCTACGCCGGAGGAGGCGTTCATCAAGTCGGGTAACCCGGTGTTCGATTTGGACGTGTTGGAACGGATGAACACGATGGTCCGTCCGGGTGTCATGGGGTATTTGGCGGAACCGTCCCCTCGGGTGGTGGAGTTCAGGCGCGATGCTTACAGTTTGGCATAACCCCGTTGGGGGTCACACTTACACCGCTGGGGTGGACACGGCGGAGGGGCTGGTTCACGGCGACTACTCGTGTATCCAAATGTTGGATGTTCGCACCGGCGAGCAGGTTGCGTGCTGGCACGGTCACATTCCCCCCGACGAGTTGGCGCATGAGGTTTACCGCATGGCGTTGTGGTACAATGATGCTTTGACGTGTGTGGAGTCGAACAACCATGGTTTGACTACTATCGTGCAGTTGCGCCATTTGGGGCATCCGAACTTGTTTCGGAAGCGCACGTTGAACCGTGCGACTACGAAGGTTTCGATGGAGTTCGGGTGGAAGACGACGCGAACGTCGAAGCCGCTGATGATTGACGATTTGGACATGGCGTTGCGGAACGACGAGTTGACGTTACGGGATCGGCATACTATCGCCGAGTTGCGAACGTATGTCCGCAACGAACGGGGGTCCATGTCGGGTTCCCCGTATGATGATCGGGTTATGGCGTTGGCGTTGGCTAACGAGATGCGCCAGTACGCGTTCATGCCTGAGTATGCGCCTGCCGCGGACGACTATTGGACTGTGGATTGGTTCGCTCGGATGATAAAACCGGATGAGAAACCGGATTTGCGCATCGGTTCCCACACGGTGCGTGGGACAGTGTGAACATACCTGTTAGAGAGACTATTGGAGGTTATTGCCTTGGCAGTACGAAACTTTGTGGCGTTTACGAGCGGCACAGAAACGATTGACGGCCCGAAGGGTCAGAACGACAAGATGGAGCGTGGCGGTTCCGTGGTGTCTAACCCGATTTGGGAACCGGCAGCACCGCAATCTCCGAAGCAGCGGTTGACCGACCCCAAGTACGCTAACCAGACCGGTGGTTACGGTGAGGTTTCGGTTCGGGAAACACCGTTCAATCAGCATGGGGTTATCGGCAAGGTCGAACCGGCCAAGCCGCAGCCCGACCTGAAGGGTCACAACGCGGCCCCGCACACCAAGCGCCCGTAACTATGGCTGTCCTCCCACGGGAGGCGTCCTACGGGGAGTTCCGCGACTATGTGGCGGAACGGCGTGGGCCGTTGTCTTGCGCTGAAATAGACGACTTGTGGGAACGCCGCCAAAAACTGTTGACACTCCGTGTCGATACGAGGGTTGGTTGGCGTTCACGGGTGTTAGCTAGCGACGAGAAACATTTGTCTCGCCGCGAGTTGGGAGACAAACGGCTCGCAGAGGCGACAGCGCAGGGCCGTAACGTGGAGCGTTTACCGGACAAGGCGTATTTCTGATGGCTCGCAAAACCCGCGCTGAACAGTACAGCATCACCCACGAGAAGTTGGATTCGTCGGCGCGTTGGCGGGACGAAATGGGTTATGACGCCCTGTGGCGTCGCATGGTGGACTTGTACCGCGGGAAGCATTGGCCGCGGACCACGGTCAGCAAAGAGGATCTGATCGCCGTCAATCTTGCTTTCAGCACAGTGAACGTGATCGCCCCCGCCGTGTCAGTGAACCATCCGAAGATTGTTGTCACTCCGAACAAACCGGAGGACGAGGATCGTTCCGCTTTCGTGGAAGCTGTGGTGAACCATTTGTGGCGTCACCACGATTTCCGCAAGCCTTTCCGCCGTGCCGTTAAGGATTTCCTCATTTTCGGCCACGGATGGTTGAAAGTCGGTTGGAAGTTCTTGGAGCAGGAACGCCAGTTGGGCGACGCGGAGCGCGACGAACTGTTCGCTGAGGCGACGGTCGAAACGGACATGTTCGCTATGGAAAACCCGGAAATGGCCGGTGACCTCCCCGGTGAGCAGCAGATGATGGCCAGTGTTCCTTTGACAACGATGGCCGTGGTGGAAGACCAGCCGTTCATTGAACGTGTATCCCCGTATGACATTTACATCGACCCGGAAGCCACCTGCATAGAAGACGCACAGTGGATAGCGCAACGGATCACCCGACCGTTGGATGAGGCGAAGAAAGACAAACGGTACAAGGCGTCGGTGCGGAAAAACCTGTCCGCAGATTCGATGCTGAACCCGATGTACGCCCCCTCTGACCGGGAGGAACAAAACCAGTATCTGGCCGGGGTTGTGGAACGCACTGTCCTGTACGAGTTTTACGACATTGTGAACAACACCATGTCAGTGGTGCCCCAATCGGGCGACGAGTTCCTAGTGGACCCCATGCCGATGCCATACGCTTACGGTCAGCCTTTCGTCATGTTGCGAAACTATGACGTTCCCGACCTGTTCTACCCGATGGGCGACTTGGAAGCCATCGAGTCGCTACAGCTTGAACTTGACAAGACCCGTTCGCAGCTAATGAACGCCCGGAAACGGTACGCTCGCAAATACTTGTACCACGAACGGTCCTTCGGCCCTGAGGGTCGTGAGGCGTTGGAATCCGAAGATGACGGCAGGCTGGTGCCCGTGGTGGACGAGAACAAGCCGCTGTCGGAGATTGTTGTTCCGATGCCGCAGATCCCGTTGTCGCCGGAGATTTACAACCTGTCCGCTATTATTGAGCAGGACATCAACACGGTGTCCGGCGTGTCAGAGTACGCCCGCGGGTCGATGCCGGAGATTCGGCGCACCGCGACCGAAGCGTCGATTATCGCAGACGCCCAGAACGCCCGCGCTGCGGACAAGCTGGCTATTGTCGAAATCGGTATCGGCCATTTGGCCCGTCGTGTAATCCAACTGATGCAACAGTACATGACAGGCGAGCAGATGGCCCAAGTGTCGGCGGCCGGTGGGGAAACCCTGTTCGTCCCGTTTGCCCGTGATGACATTGTAGGCGAGTACGATTTCAGCGTGGAGGGCGGTTCCACGCAGCCGATGAACGAAACGATCCGCAAACAGCAAGCGGTGTCGTTGATGAACGCGGTGGCACCTTTGGTGGGGATAGTCATTGATCCGGCTGCCCTAGCCAAATACGTGTTACAGACTGGTTTCGGGGTTAAAAACCCGGACAAGTTTATTATCCAACAGCAAACCCCGCAGGACATGGAAGCAGCCTCCGCTGAGGCGGGCGCTGCACCCATGCCGTTCGGGCAGGCACCTTTGCCTCCGGCCCCTGACATGGGGGCGTTTGCGCCCACCGGTGGAGTACCACCCGAGTTGCTATCACAACTCCAAGGCCAAATGGGCATGGAGTTCGCATCGTTCTAACGGGACACCACTACCTGTGTTATTAGGAGCAACCCTTAGGACTCCGAAGGAGAAAACAGAATAATGGCAGAAGATGTGACGGAACCCACTGCGGTGGACAGTCCAGAGTCTTCAGTTGAGGTTCCGCAGGAACCAGCCGGGGAAGCGCACACCGTGAAGGTGGACGGTGAGGAACGGCAGGTCACCCTAGAGGAGCTTCGGGACGGCTACCAACGTCAGGCGGATTACACCCGTAAGACGCAGGATTTGGCTGCCGAACGCAAACGGTTACAGCAAGCAGAAGCGATTGTGTCAGCGTTGGAGTCAGATCCGGCGGGGACACTGACCGCTTTGGGTGATGCTTTCGGCGTGCAAGGACAACCGGCCGCTCAACCCGATTCTTACGAGTCAGGGTGGGAGGAGCCGGAAGACCCCACGTCGCAGCGGATCGCATTGTTGGAAGGTCGCTTAGAGGCGCAAGACCGGGTGCAAAGACAACAACAACTAGAGAAGCAGGTCGAAGGACTCCGCGGACAATACGGTGACTTTGACTCCAACGAACTTTACCAGCACGCCTTAAGGCACAGAATCGGAAACCTAGAAGCCGCATTGACACACATGCGGTACGGTGACGTTGCAGAGCGGGCGAACAAACTGGAAAAGGAACAGGAGCGGACAGAGGCGAAACGTGACGCCAGCGTGGTGGAACCATCAGGTTCCAAGCAGGCCGGGTCATCTACGCCTACTGCCAGCAAAGCGCCAGTTTCGATACGCGAGGCGTTTGAAGCGGCGAAACAGGAACTTGCTTCGTAATCACAGAGTGAGGTGACAGATAATGGCTGGTAACAGCAACTTTGACGAGATTCTGTCCACCACCCTGAAGAACTACATCCCGAAACTGACTGACAACATTTTCAGCGCACGACCATTGTTCTACGCGTTGACGAATGGTCAGACGATTCGGCGTATTTCGGGTGGTGCGC